TCTTGTAGATGCGGAACGGCTGAGACTGCATGGTATCGGATGGCTTGGCAAGGATGATATTCCCCTCCTCCAGCATCTCTGCATGGATGCCATCTGCCGGACAGACCAGCTTCAGTTCATAGCTTCCGTTTCTCTTTTCCGTTACGGTACAAGACTGTGCATCTGCCAGCTTTCCGATGCCGTTATGGTCAAATTTCATTTCTCTGGAATCATATAAACATGGGATCACTGGCTGCACCTCCCTCTTACAGCGTCCACCAGCGTGGAGTCACCTCCACCGCTGTGATACCGCCTGTCCATGTGATCTGTGTCTTTCCCTCCGGCAATTCCGGGAAGTCATCCGAAAGAATGGTCTCATTGCAGAAGCCGGAAGCATTGTAGGCGTTGTGCGTCTCACAGTTGAGAAACACGTAGTCCTTAATACTGTGGATGGTGATCTTCTCCTCACCCACATACAGCTCACCGCCAGAATCTCCGTAGACCTTGAAGATAGGCTGCGCCGGAAATGCAAATGGGTTCTTCAAAGTTGATCTGCCATCCAACCGGATCACCCTCTGCCCATCCACGCTCCAACGCTGGGGCTTACAGTTGAATGTCAGCTCCATCTCAGCGGCTTTCTGGGCTGTCACATCAAATTCCAGAGCATCCTTGCAGACTGCCATCCGGAAGAAATCCGGGTCGTAGGTGTCCTGCAATTTCTGATACCCGATCGGAGATAACAGCCATGCCTTGACCGCTGCGGTCTTGGCAGGCAGACCGTTGAAGAAAAATGCCTTATACTTGATATCCACGTTCTGATATCTGCGCCTGCCTGTCCTTGCATTCTCGGTGATGATGTCCCCGTTCCTGCCGGGTACGGAGGTGCTCTCCACATCCGCAGCCGGGGAATCATACACACCGGGACCAGACAAATATAAAAGGAAGTCCTTGCTGGACTTCCCGGCAAAGGACAGATACTGTCTGGCATATCTGCCTTTGAGCTGAAACTGTGATACTGTCTGCTTTGGGGTGTTATAGCCCATACGCATCTCCTCCTTTACTTGAAGACCGAATCATCCTCGTGGATCATGCCGTTGATCTTATCGGCAACGGTCTGTGCGAGTTCATCATCGTTCCGGGCATTGTAGCCGTTGACCGTGATATATACGCCACCAAGGTTGGTCGTCCGGGTGGTACCGCCTCCGGCCAGAGCCGCCTGCGGGAAGTTCCAGCCAGAGCCATCGAAGTGCGGCAGGGTCAGTTCCGGCAGACTGAAGGAACTGATGCCCTCCATACCCTGCTGCACCTTTGCTGCCATCGACTTGATCTGGCTGATTAGTCCGCCCTCGCCTTTCTTGATGCCGCCGGAAAGCAGCTTCATAAAGTCTGGCATATAGGTGTCCGCATCTGCCAGAGGTCCTTCATCCGGCACAGAGAAGTGCAGGAACGAACGGATACCGCTTGCCACACTCTTGACCGCACTGCCGACCCAGCTCACACCCTTCTTGATGCCTCCTGCAATACCGCCAACGATATCCTTGCCCCAGCTGACTGCCGAGGAAGCCACGTTCTTGATACCGCCCCAGATGGACGATGCCACGTTGCCGATGGCAGAAGCCGCATTGGAGATACCGTTCTTGATGGCATTTACTCCATTCGAGAATACCGAAGTGACCTTGTTCCAGATATTCGTGACTCCTTCCCGGAAGCCATCGCAGTTTTTCCAGAGAGCGGTCAGTCCAAGACCGATGCCGCCAACGGCCGCCACTGCGATACCTGCA